ATTGCAACATTGCTCTCGGTTGGCTTATCGACCTTAGGCTCGTTATCAATATGTTTAGTCTCAGCTATTACAACAGTATCTCCATTTTCAGTCTTTCCTGTTATTGCCTTTGTATCCGAAGCGGAGAGCTTATTTAAAACTTCCGAGTCTATTTTGATTTTATTATTAGGTCTATCACTCCCCAAAGTCCCGTCCTTTTTTAAACGGTGTAGGAGACTGTATCCATCGCCTTTTTCAACGATTGACCAATCGCCCACAGCTTTGGCGGGTAATTTGTATTGTTTAACCTGTTCTTCTGTTATTGTTATAGTTTTCATTTTTCCTTTTATTTTTGGTTTTTCTATGTCGTTTATATTACCATAGTTCGATAAAATCTGCAACATTTATATTAGGTTTTTTTCGTTTTTATTATTCAAAAATATTACGATTTTTCTTGCATTTTTTTGTGCTAACACCTCACGCCATAGCCACATACGGCTTCTTATAATAAGTTGGGAAATATCAGTTTTCGGAGGCGTTCCACAGAGAAATTTCAAGATTATTTTTTATCTTTTTTTCATAAAAAAACCAAAGAAAAACATTGCAAATATTATCCAAGTGTGTTAATATCAATGACATAGAAGAACGATAAACACCTAAAGGACAAAATATGAATAAGAAACTAAAAATACAATTTTGGAAAGCTGAACACGCTATGGCGATACAAGTTTTGGAACATTACGGATTGGAGAATGTTCACAACGACGTGCTCTATGGCAAGGCTTGGACATTAAATACAAATCTAAATTTGGATATTTCGTACTTCGACTCCAATACCGAGCGAGACCAAAACCTCCAGATGACTTTAAACAACATAACCGAAGAATTTTTTAAAACTTCTCCCCGCATAGATGAATGCGGAAACGTAATAATAGCCACTTGGGAATTATAAATAGCAGAATATGGACACTGAAAAACCAATCCTAAAACGAATACAAAAGCTTCTAACTCTCTCCAAGGATAAGGGAGCAAGTAAGGCGGAAGCCGAAAGAGCAATGGAAATGGCTCAACGGCTTATGACAAAATACAATATCACTATGGCGAATATCGAAAACGATACTCCCGCATCAAAGATAAAACACGAATACTTCTTCTCGAGGGTGGTTCTCAATCCTGCCGACACTGAAATAACCGCAATACTTTGCAGGTTTTACAAGGTGAAAATCTTATATGACGGAAATTCTGGAATGGTGGTTATTGGAACTCCCGAAAATATTGAAATCGCAAAATACGTCCACGGCTATCTAAGAAACGTATTCTTCAAATGTTGGAATGAATTCAAACGAAGTGCGAATGAGATTTCGGCGCGAGCCGAAAGACCCGAAGGGCGAGACGGTGCGAAGCACGCGAGTCAATTCAAAAATACCTGCTTAAGGCCAAACAAGGCAGATTACTACTTCGGGCTTAGGTGCGGAATATACGAGCGAATGGAGCAAGCCGAAAAAGATACGCTTTCTGGAGAGGGGGAAGAATCCCGCCAAAACTATGAACTGGCCTTATCAAACAATGAACATGAACTGGAGGTTTATATCAAAAACACTTTCAGAGTGATAGGAGAATCACGGAGAAGGCAGGGTAAGAGAATGGACGCAACATCTTACCGCGCAGGGAGAGAGAAAGGCGTAACACTTCAAATTAACCAAGCAATAAAGGCATAGTATGGAAACAATAATAGAAAGCAAATTCGACTTCGGGCGGGTAGTTGCAACCACGACACTTGCAAACTACTGCGAAAAGAAGGGATTTTCAATGCTTCCTTATCTTATCCGCCACGCAAATGGAGATTGGGGTGACGTATGCAAGGAAGACTGGAAGAGCAATGATGAGGCTCTCAAAAACGGATTAAGGTTGCTCTCCGAATACAAGCTCCCAGATGACAGAAGAATTTGGATAATAACTGAGTGGGACAGAAGTGCAACCACTTTGCTTTTTCCAGAGGACTACTAATGTACGAGAACTTTCATAAGCAATTTTCAAACGCCATTGAGTCAATCCACTCTGGAAGTAAGGGGATATTGGAAAGTTTCTCAGAATTCTGCCTTATATCCCGATTATCATTCCAACAACTATTGCGATTTGACCGAGAGCGCGAAGAAAAAATCATTCAAATGCAAAGGGCTTCCAAGAATCAAAAAGGTTATGCGGAAGCCCTTTCTGTTTTAGTCAATGCTCTCGAATATCGAACGGGAGACTTTCTTGGAGAATGGGCGGGATTAAACAATGCTTTAGACCATAGAAGCGGGCAGGTATTTACTCCCTATTATGTGAGTAAAATGATTGCCCAATCTTCGGTTGGAAATCTAAAAAGGCAGGAAATTCCGCTATTAATAAATGAGCCAACCTGCGGAGCGGGAAGTATGGTAATTGCAATTTTTGACGTTTTGCGAAATCTCAATTTTTCCCCGAGAGACTTTTATATCATCGCCCAAGACATAGACATTCATTGCGTCAACATGGCATACATTCAATGTACCTTGCTCGATATTCCTGCGGTTGTTTTGCACGGAGACTCCCTAACTGATGAAATCTATGCGAAATTCCCGACTTTTTCATATTCAAGAAACTATTTGATGAAGTCGCGTTAATCTTCAATATCCACAGGCTCCTTTATCGAGTCTGCGGCGATAGAGATTGCCTTGTAAGTCTCGTCGAGTACCTCCTGCAATTTCTCCCGAATTTGTACTGCATCGAGGGTTGTAAGAATTGGCGGAAGCTCGTTTAAAAATCTGCTTTCCAAGATTTGCCGTACTTGTCCTATATGGGCGGTCCATACTTCGCGAACCTTCTCAATGGCAACATACGTTCCTTCCATTACCTTGAGTTTGATTTCCGCTTGCTTTACCTCCGCCAATAGCTTGCGGGTTTTTAACTCCTCATCTTCGGGAGAGTCTGGCTCTTTTAAGTCGTGCTTCCTTACAAAATCCCGCCACTTTGCCACATTGTGCCTGCCGTCTGAACAGGGTTTGGGAGAGCCTTTTAACTTTCGCCAGCGGTCTATTGTTTTGCGGCTAACGCCTAAAATCTCCGAAAGCTCTACGATAGTTTTTGCGAATTTAACGTCTCCACTTGTGCCATAGGCTTTTTCAACCAAGCTTCTCTCCGCACTTGTGAGGGTTTTGCCAGAAGCCACCTTTTTTACGATGTTTTCAAGGTCTTTGCTTAATATTTTCTGTCCTATGTTTTCGTTCACAAAAAAAGGGACATCTGTCAAATGTCCCAATAATGTCGCACATCGTTTTCTTCCTGTAAATCCCGATAACTTAAGCGGATCCAAGGCAATAGGCTAAAGTAAAATGGGACATTTCAAAAAATCCATTCGCAAGAAGAAACGGGTCTGCCGAACGTCCCTGCCGTATGTTGTTGGTTAATAGATTCCTTTGATAACCCCTTGTCGAAAATTAGGCACTCGAACTGAATGGTTATCGTTGACGTCATTGGCAAGCTAAATGGATTTGCGGACAATATTAGCGACCTGTATGAAGTATCCTTGAAACTGCGTGCAGGGAGCGGACTCGAACCGCCAATCTCAAGGTTATGAGCCTTGTGTCTTACCGTTAGACCACCCTGCAAAAGCATCAGTTCTCGCTGAACTTATCCCTCTTGAGTTGCGAAAGCTCTTGATAGATTCTGACTATCGCAGATAAGTCCAATAGCAGCATATCGACAGTAGTTGCACTCATATCTTCAAGCGGGAACTTTTCCTTAAAGCCTTGATACCATTTCACGAAACCGTCTATGTACTTGACGTGTTCTATGGTATAGCTTTCTGGAGCTTTTTCCTCCTTGAGTTCAGGCTCTTTGCGTGGGGGAAGAATTCCAGTTGCGATATAGGCGTCTTTGAGAGTTTTGGCAGGTAGCTTCTCTATGAAGTTGTTAGTTTGCGTTTCATCGCTTATCACACTTTCAGTATTTTCGTTTACTTGTAACACTGGTGTTACAACTGGCTTTGTTTCTGGGGCATTTTGTATTGCCGAATAAAGTTTTATGTATCGGTGTGCCGTCATTCTTGTAAACGAGCAATTAGATTCCACCCAAGAAATCCAATCGCCATAGGGTACTGACTTTTTCTGTTCCACCAAAAGCTTGCCACACTCAATGGCAACCTTGATTGCTTCCTGCGCCTTATCTTTGGCAAGCTTCGAGAGTGCCTCGGCCTTCTCGTGGAGTGCGTTAATTCTCGAAGCTATGTCGAGTTCAGTTGAAGATGTTTCGGTAGTGGAGATTGTGTTTTCGTTTTCCATACCAATCACCCGCTTGTCAAATTGCGCAATCTCGAGTTACGGTAGGATTGGCATGCCGATGGTGACTTCATCGTTGAAGTTGTGCGTAGCCCAAGAAACTTCTGCCAAGACTTAACGCGAACCGATATAGCCGCCCTTGTTATGCCATACTTCTTGGCAAGTTCTGTCTGGCTCTTTACGCCGAGCACTTGCTCCATGCCAAGCGTCATCATCAAGGTGTCTATCTCAAGGCGACGTATTCCCTCGTTTTTTGCCCCTTGCAGTCGTTCAAACACCCAACGCAACATCTGACACCCATAAGCGATTTCAACGCCTTCTACGGTCTCTGTAGGCTTTTCTTGGCTATCTAGAAAATCGTAGTTAAAGTCGTATGAAGCCTTGTCGAAAGCTACGCTTGGGTCTGTCTTGAAAACTCTGTGGTCGTCTGCGAGAGGTTTGTCGATGCCCTTAGCCGCCAGTTTAGCCCTCTGCTTAGGTGGCAGACTCTCCACCCATTTGCGGTACTCGTCCTCATAGCGGCTCATAGGACACCTCCTCGCGCGTGCGTGCGCATGGGGAAAAGTTCGCACGAAAATCTGTACCGTCTCAATGGGGGATTCAGGTATATCCCTCCTCCTACTTTTAGTAGGAGGGGATACCTAATCCCCATTGGGGACAGAAGAAGAAAAATCCCCCAATCCCTAATCCCCAAGGGATACCCAAAGGGATTGC